AGCATCGAGGAGATCGAACCAAATGACCTTAAAGAATTCACCCAGTGCCATTTCTTCGCCGGTATTGGAGTCTGGAGCCACGCCCTGCGCCTTGCCAGGTGGCCTGACGAGCGCCCAGTCTGGACGGGATCCTGCCCTTGCCAACCTTTCTCCAGCGCTGGCAAAGCTACTGGGTTTGCTGACGAGCGGCACCTGTGGCCCTCTTTCTTCCACCTCATCGAGGAGTGTCGCCCTGCAGTCGTCTTTGGCGAACAGGTTGCAAGCAAAGACGGCCTTGCTTGGCTCGACCTTGTATACGCTGACCTGGAAGGAGCGCGCTACGCCGTCGGGGCTGCCGATCTGTGCGCTGCGGGCGTCGGCGCGCCGCATATCCGGCAACGACTTTACTGGGTGGCCGACTCCGACGACACGGGATTACAAGGGGGAGAGCGGATCAGGACGGCAGGAGAGGAAAGGCCATCCGGCGGACACTCTGCCGAACGCGGCCGCCTTGGCGGGGTGGCCGACGCCGACCACTCAAGACAACAACCAGGTCTATTCGCCGGAGCACCCGAATCGAGGAACGACGCTGGGCGGAGCGGCCCGACTAACGGCTTCTGGCGAGATGCTGACTGGCTCAGCTGCCGGGATGGAAAGTGGAGGCCGGTTGAACCCGGCACACGCCCGCTGGCTAATGGGGCTCCCGCCAGAGTGGGCCGCCTGCGCGCCTACGGCAACGCCATCAACGCCTACCAAGCCGAAACGTTCATAACTGCTTATTTGGAGACACTGTGATGCAAACGGAAATCAAAATGCCGCTTAGTAAGGTGGTCAAGGCGCTGCTGGTGTTTGCCGCGCGCGGTGACGTTCGTTATTACCTAAACGGGGTGCATGTGCGCCGCGAAGGGGACGGGGTGTTGCTGGAAGCCACAGACGGGCACCGACTCCTGCGGGTGTGGCTTCACGATACCCTCGGGTTTGACGATGCGGGCACCGATTTAATCTTGTGCCGTGAGCAGCTAGATATGGCGGTCAAGGCGTATAAAGACTTGCGCTTTTCCGGGCTACAACTGCACGACATAACGCTGAAAACCATAGACGGGCGCTTCCCAGATGTGCCCCGCGTCTTGGGCCGTGAGCCCCGGGAGAAAGCCACGGGGGTAGAATTGGGGCTACTTAGCACTAGCGCGAAGGCCCTTAGCCTACTTTCCCCCTTCGGGGTGCACGAGGTAAAGCAGGGGTCGAAAACATCTCTGCTAGGCCAGATTGAACTAACGGGCGACTTCTTTGGCGGCCGCTTTCACGCGGTCATTATGGGCGCGCGGGTTTAACCGGAGACAACGCAATGCTTATTTTCACTGATATAGACGGCACGTTGTTTAACAACGAGCACCGCGTGGACGGTATCCCGCAGGACAAGAGCACGACACAATGCTGGCATGAGTTCAACGCTCGGCACATCTACGACACGCCCATCGCGTATCGCATTGACCTGCTCAAGCTGCTGGCGCTGACGAATACAGTGGTGTACGTCACCAGCCGCACGTCAACGTTCTTTGACAGTACCCTGGCGCAGCTGAACATGGCCGGCTGCCCTACCGGGCGGTTGCTGATGCGCGGATCTGGTGATAACCGGCACGCTGCAGATTTCAAGATAAGCCAGATCAAAACGCTTATTTGGAATTCCGATGAGTTCGGTTTCATTGACGACGACAAAGTGGTGTGCGCCAGGGTCGCGCATGAGTTTAGCAATGCGCGGATTATCAAGGTTCCGAGCCAGTGCTGCGCTTATCTGGCGTCCAGCAGGGGGTTGCACGATGAACGGTAATTTTAATATCGAAGCCGCGGCGCTGGCGTTGGTTGCCATCGTGGCCTTCTGCTTCTTGTTTGTTGTTTTTATTTCAATGTGAGGACTGAAAAATGAGCAAAGCAACAGAACGCGCGGTGGAACTCCACCGCACCATGACTCCACACCAGATGGCGCTTCAGATTGTTGAACTGCAAGACGCGCTAGAGCTGGCGGAAGAGGCGGTGCGGGCGAAGCAGCAGGCCGTACCTGAAGGCTGGCAGTTGGTGCCGGTTGAGCCGACAGTTGATATGCTGGAGGCGACATGCGAGCGCGGGAACTACGCCAGAAACGTATGGGAAGCCATGCTCGCCGCCGCGCCGAAGCTGGAAGGCGGTGCGGCATGAGCCGCTGCGCTAAGGGCTACGGATGCTTGGCGGAATACTTCGCCAAGTGGCGGCAGAAGTACAAGGGCGCGCGTACGTTAGACGAAATTATCGCTATAGACTACCGCCTAAAGAAGATGAATTGCGCTGTGCGCAAGCAGGCGACGCGCACTGTGGTTGACGCCGCCGCCTTTCACGAAGCGGTCGACAGGATAAAGGAGGAAACGGTTAATGCCAGACGGGCTAAACGAGTTGCGGAGCGTATGGACCGAACTGCGCTACGGTCAGCGTGGATGTAGCTTTGAAGACGATTACCGTCTGCTGCGGTGCCTAGTCACAACGACGGTTATCAAAGCGCAGGGGTAAACGTTGGTTTTGCGATGGCGATGCGCTATGCTGTAATCGCCAAACCTTAAATTTATGAGTGAGCCCCGAGCTGCATACGCGCTCCCCGACTCATAGGGGAGAAGGTTTGGCGACCTGCGTGTGCAGCTCGGGGCTTTTGTTTTAGGAGCCTTGAAAAATGGAAAGCAACAAGAGCACCCTAGGCGGTGCGGCATGAGCTACTTTCAGAAACAGGGCCGCGCCCTGCTGGCCAACGGTTATCTGATCGTTCCTATCAAGCCGGGGCACAAGCGCCCTGCGCTGTCTAACTGGCAAACCTCACGCCTTGGCGCGTCCGACCTGTCAGCCTACCCCCATCACGGTGTCGGCATCCTCTGCGGCCAAGGGGCCCACCCCGTCGCCGCTATCGATATCGACACCACCGACGAAGCCTTGGCGCTGCAGTTCTCCGCGTGGTGTCACGACAACCTGGGCGTGACTGTCGAGCGGGTAGGCAATGCGCCTAAGGTGCTGCTCGTCTACCGCGCGGCCGAGGCGGGCTGGGGCAAGTGCACCGGCGCATGGTTCGAGGACGAGCTGGGCTTGCCGCATCGCCTGGAGGTGCTGGGCAAGGGGCAGCAATTCGTCGCCTACCACACGCACCCGGATACCGGAAAGCCTTACGAGTGGACGGACTTCTTCGGCGGGTTGGAGGCGATGCGCGCGGACGAGTTACCTGTCGTAACGGCGGAGCAGATTACTCTGGCGTTGCGCGTGTTCGAGGAAATGGCCGAGGCGTCGGGCCTGGTGCGCCGCAGTGCGGCGGAGGCGACCGTGCCGGCGGAGCCGGTAGAGCGTACCCCGCGCGAAGAAGATGACTTCTTTGGCCGGGTCAATGAGTCGGCGCTGCAAGGCCTTGGGTTGTGGGTGCCGCGGCTCATCCCTTCGGCACGGGAGTATAACGAAGGGTATCGCGTCTCGTCGGTGGACTTGGGGCGCGATCTCGAGGAAGACCTTTCTATTGTTCCTGACGGCATCGTCGATTTCGGCGTGGCCGACATGGGCGACGAGCGCAAGGGCAAGCGCACTCCGATCGACCTGGTGCTGGAATGGGCGCCGCAGCTGTTCGACGATCCGCTCGACGCGCCGGTGACGCCTTACGATGCCGCGCTGTGGTTATGCGAGTGCATGGGCACGCCAAAGGAAGATCTGGGCTTCGGCTTGCGCCGGCAGAAAGAGAAGGCCGCCGAGCGTAGCGCCAAGCGCATCGCGCTCGAGGCGCTGGCCGCCAAGGTGCAAGAGTGCGATGACTCCATCCAGCTGCTGGACGATGTGGCCAAGGACGCGCGCGAACTGCTGAGGGAAACCCCAGCGCTGCAGGTGGAAGTCGCTGCGCTGCTCAAGCGCCGTTTCCATGAGCTGACCGGCGTCACCATGCCGCAGGGCGATCTGAATAAGGCCCTGCGTGAGCCGTCGGCCCCCACTGTTAAATCCCGCAGGCCGTTGACCGAGTTCGGCAACGCCGAGCGCATGCTGGACAAGTACGGCCAAGGGCTGATGTACGTCCCCGAGTTTCAATCGTGGTTTTGCTGGAATGGGATTTATTGGCGCAAGGCGTCTGACGTGGAAATCGCGCATCTGGCGAAGGAAACCGTCAAAGGCCTGGTGTCCGAGCTGGAGGACCACGAAGCCGCCGAGTTCTTCAAGTTCTGCGCCATTAGCCAGCGGGCGCAGATGGTGGGCAATATGGTCACACTGGCGCGTTCAGACCCGCGCGTCATGGTGCCGGCAGCCGAGCTCGACAAGCACCAGCACCTGGTCGGGGCGCTCAATGGCGTGATCGACCTGCATACAGGCGAATTGCTACCCCCCGATCCTGAGTTGCGCATCACCAAAGTAGTGGGCTGCGACTACGACCCTGACGCGCAGGCGCCTTTGTTCGAGCAGACTGTGCTCGATGTGTTCAACGACGACGCGGAAACCGCCGCCTTTTTCCAGCGGCTGGTGGGCTACACGATGACCGGCGACCCCAAGGAGGACATCCTGGTCATCCCCCACGGCAATGGCTCTAATGGCAAGTCCACCGTGCTCGGCGCTGTCCGCCGCGCATTTGGTGACTACGCCCGGGCGGCAGACGCCTCGACATTCGTAAGCGACGGCCGAGGCGGCAATGCCGGAGGCCCACGGGAGGATGTACTGCGGCTGAAGGGGGCGCGCTTCGTCTACGTCAACGAACCGGACGAAAACAGCGAGCTACGCGAGGGCTCCGTAAAGGCCATGTCAGGGGGCGATGCGCTGTCGGCGCGGGGGGTGCACGGCAAAGAGACGGTGGAGTTTCTGCCGTCGTTTGTGGTGTTCATGCCGACCAACCACAAGCCCATCGTCAAGGGCTCGGACAACGGGATTTGGCGCCGCCTTATGCTGCTGCCCTTTACACGCAATTTCGAGGCCGATCCGACTATCGTCAAGGACCCCCAGCGTGAGGAAAAGTTGGGGGATGAGCTGCCAGGGATCTTGGCCTGGATAGTGCGTGGCGCACTCGCTTATTCGCGCCAGGGTTTGCGCGCGGTAGGCTCGGTTAAGGCGGCACGCGATGCCTACCGGGAGCAGATGGACTTGCTTTCTGAGTGGCTGGAAGAGTGCTGCGAGGTGGGCGACGGGCTAGCGTCGTCGTCGACGGAGCTGTGGGCGTCGTGGTTTGAGTTCGCAAAAAATCGCGGGTTACTGTCGTATGTAAAAAATAGCGTGTCGCTCGGTAGGCGACTCGAATCGCGGTTCCCGATGTTCAAAGGGTCGCGCGGGGTGCGAATGCGCAAAGGATTGCGGATTCGTGACGATTTCGACGCGTTGGTGTGACGTTTCGACGCTGATGTGAGGCAAAAGTGTGGCGGGTGTGGCGGGTTAGGGCCTTTTTTCCATTATTTCTCTATACGTGTCAGGAAAAAATATGTAAAAAGGCCTCAACCCGCCACACCCGCCACACCTAGTTAATTTGCAAAATTTTGCACATTTAGGAGGGCTAGCGATGAAGAGGCAAATTGCGGTCGGGACGAGCGGCAAACGACTGGGCGAGGACAGTGGCCGCGCAAAGCTGACCAATTCGGAAGTGGACTTGATCAGAGCGCTGCACGCCGACCACGGCCTGACCTATCCGTCGCTGGCTGACAAGTTCGAAGTGAGCGTTTCGCTCATCGGTAAAATCTGCAGGTACCAGCGCCGTGCCGAAGTGGCCACCGAATGGCGTACACTCAACGACTAAGCGCTGGGTTTTACTAGGAGACAGGAGGCAGAGAGCTATGGCTGCAAAATACTCAGAAGAAATTTGCGAAGAAATTTGCGAGCGCTTGTCGCAGGGCGAACCGCTTCGTCAAATTTGCCGCGATGAGCACATGCCAACGTGGCGCACGGTGTACCGATGGATGAGTGAGCATCCGGACTTCCAGACATCCATCGCACACGCGAGAGAGCTAGGCTACGACGCGATAGCCGAAGAGTGCTTTGACATCGCCGACGACGCCACCAACGACTGGATGGAACGCAAGGACAAGCAGGGCAACGACATCATCGAATTCAACAAGGAGCACGTACAGCGCTCCAAGCTGCGCATCTGGACTCGCACCCAACTATTGGCCAAATGGAACCCGAAGAAGTACGGTGACCGCCAGCAAATCGACCTTAAGGCCCAGGTCAACGTTGCTGAGATGAGCGAGGCCGATATGGTGGCTGAGTTGGCCTCTTTGGGTGTAGCCTTTCCTGAGGCCCCAGAATCGCGGGCCAGCGCAGCGCAGAGCGAATCCGAGGACGACGCCTATGGGTTGGTGTAGGTTTACTGCTGCAATTCAAACACGCGCGTTCTGCGCGGTTTGGTGAGGTGTCGCAAATGGCACTTACAAAAGCGCAACTAGCCCGCGCCCTGGAGCTTACCAGGGAACTGAAACGCCGCCGGCTGTGGTCCCCGCTCGAAGGGCCGCAGACCGATGCGCTGCAATCCGAGGCGGACATCACCGGATTTGGCGGCGCGGCTGGGGGTGGCAAAACGGATCTAGCCTGCGGCCTTGCGCTGACCAAGCACGAAAAGACCATGATCCTGCGGGAGAACGGCACCGAATTAACCGGTGTCATCGACCGTTTGACTGAGCTGCTGGGCGGCCGCGACGGATTTAACGGCCAGGAGAAGATTTGGCGTACGGTTACGCCAGACGGCAAAGCCCGGCAGATTGAGTTCGGCTCGTACCCGAACCCCGGCGACGAGACGAAGTACCAAGGCCGGCCCCACGACCTGCTGGTCTACGACGAAGCAGCCAACCACCGCGAATCCGCAGTGCGCTTCCTGATGGGCTGGCTGCGCACAACGACTCCCGGCCAGCGCTGTCGGGCGTTGCTCACCTTCAACCCACCGACCACAGCAGAGGGGCGCTGGATTATCGACTTCTTCGGCCCCTGGCTGAACAAGAAACACCCCAATCCCGCCAAGCCTGGCGAGCTGCGCTGGTTCGCAACGATTGCCGGCAAGGATATCGAGGTGCCAGACAACCGGCCCTTCGTCCTCGTCGGCGAAAAGCGCGTTTACGACTTCGACAAGGCGCAGCACAGACCCGAAGAAATCGTGAAGCCACTGTCGCGCACGTTCATCCCGTCGCGCGTTTCGAACAACCCGTACTTGATGGGGACCGGTTACGTGACCACACTGCAAGCTCTGCCGGAGCCGCTGCGCTCCCAAATGCTCAACGGCGATTTCAACGCAGGCATCCAGGATGACCCTTGGCAGGTTATCCCGACCGCATGGGTCGAGGCCGCTATGGCCCGCTGGCAACCGAAGTTGCCCAAGCCGCCGATGGACTCAATGGGCGTGGACGTTGCGCGAGGGGGTAAGGACAACACGGTACTGAGCGCACGACACGGCAACTGGTACGATGAACTCATCACATACCCAGGCAGCGCAACGCCCAACGGGCCGCAGACTGCGGGCCTTGTCATTGCGGCGACCCGCGATAAGGCGCCCATCCACATCGACGTGATCGGCGTAGGCTCAAGCCCTTATGACTTCTTGCGTGAAGCCAATCAGCAGGTGATCGGGGTCAACGTTGCGGAAGGCGCAACAGGCACGGACAAGTCAGGCCGGCTACGGTTCTTCAACTTGCGCTCCCAGCTGTGGTGGCAGATGCGCGAAGCGCTCGACCCGTCGAGCAATACGGGTATCGCACTGCCTAACGACCCGCGCTTGCTGGCCGACCTGACAGCGCCCAAGTGGTGTCTGCGGGGGTCTATCGTGCAGGTGGAGAGCCGCGACGAGATTGTGAAGCGCATCGGCCGCTCGCCGGATTACGCGTCGGCCGTTATCCTGGCGCAGATGGACACACCGAAGATGGCCGAGATCAAGCGCGCCATGGATATCATCCGCAAGGAAGTGCGCGGAGAATACGACCCTTACGACACACTACGCTAACCAAGGAGCAACACATGGAAAATCAACATCGCAAAATCAAGGGCTATCGCGAATTGAGTCAGGCAGAAATCGACCTGATGAACCGCATCAAAGCCAAGGGGGTGGAGTTGTTAGAACTGCAAGCCGAGCTGGTCGCGTCTCTTAACGATTACCAGACGTATCTCACAGTATCCGTAGGAGATGACGGGGAGGTGCAGAGATTCGAAGCTGCCGAGCCTTTCCGGTGGGCGGCCATCGGCAAAACCGACATCCAGACGGGGATCATGGCCCTGGTTCGTGCCGTCGCCCAACCCGCGGGCGTCTAGTGCACACAACGGGGCGCCTTGCGGCTAGGGTGTGTGATATGCCCCAAACCGTGAGGCGCCCTGATGCAAATCACAATTCAACCTTGCGATCACGGCCAGCTACTCGAGCAAATCGGGGAGTTGGCTGTTTGCCATTGGCAAGAGATCGAGACGGAATTCAGCAACCGCGTGCCCGCGCCACACCGTGAAGTCTACGACGCGATGGCCGCTGCGGGGGCTCTGATTGCCTTCTCGGCTACGGTAGACGGTGCGGTTGTGGGGTATGCATCCGCATTTTTGTGCCGGCATCCTCACTACGACATGCTGCTTGGGCAGCACGATACTCTGTACCTGATGCCTGAATTCCGTAACGGGTCCACAGGGTTGCGGCTGATGAAGTCCATCGAGCAAGAAGCCTTTGCCCGAGGCGCGGAGCGCATGATGTGGACTGCCAAGCCCGGCAGCGCGTTTGAACGCATTCTGCAAAGCAAGGGCTACCGTACCGAAGAAACCATTTACTGCAAGGAGTTATAGCCATGCCAGCAGCAGCAGTTATCGGCGCCGTTGCCGCCGCAGCGGGTACCGCGTACAGTATCTACAGCGGTGAGAAGCAGCAAAGCGCGCAGAAGAAAGCCAACCAGCAAGCCCAAGCCAATGCGGCTAAGCAGGCGCAGCAGGCCGAGCAGGAGATCAACCGCGCCAATCAGAAATCCCCAGACGTTGGGGCTTTGCTGTCCGCAAACCAGCAACAGTCGCTGTCAGGGCAGTCAGGCACCATGCTCACCGGTTCCCAGGGTATTGACCCGAACAGCCTGACATTAGGCAAGTCCACACTGCTGGGGGGTTAAGGGCATGGCGATTAAACCGTTAGAAGCGCCGGCCCCGACGAATAGCATCCCAACGCGCGACGCCAAAGCCCGCTGGGCGGCATTGCAGGATGAGCGGTCGAGCTGGATTAGCCATTGGCAGGAGATAAGCGATTATCTGCTGCCGCGCTCCGGCCGGTTCATTTCGTCTGACCGCAACAACGGCGAACGCAAGCACAACAACATTCTGGACTCTACGGGCACACGTTCGCTGCGCATTTTGGCTGCTGGTCTCATGGCCGGCATGACCAGCCCAGCGCGCCCATGGTTCAGACTGACGACCAACGACCCCGAGCTTGACGAGTCTTCCGGGGTCAAGCTGTGGCTGTCCGACGTGCAGCGCATGATGCTGATGGTGTTCAGCCGGTCCAACACATACCGCGCCCTGCATTCCGTTTATGAGGAACTGGGCGCTTTCGGCACCGCAGCGAATATCATCCTCCCCGACTTCGGGCGCGTAATACACAACCAGTCGCTGACGATCGGCGAATACGCCATCGCCACGGACTACCGTGGGCAGGTGAATACGCTCTATCGGGAATTCGAAATGCGCGTCGGGTCCATGGTGCAGGAATTCGGGATCGACGCTGTATCGTCCACCGTGCGCAACATGTGGAATAGCCGCAAGGTTGATGCCTGGGTGAAGGTGCTGCACGTCATCGAGCCACGCGCCGAGCGCGATCTATCCAAGCGCGACGCGAAGAACATGCCGTTCCGCTCGGTCTACATGGAGATAGGCGCAACTGACGGCAAGTTCCTACGCGAATCGGGGTTCATGCGCTTCCCCGCCGTATGTCCGCGCTGGAACGCCGTTGGCGGCGACATCTACGGGAACAGCCCCGCGATGGAAGCCCTGGGCGATATCAAACAGCTGCAGCATGAGCAACTGCGCAAGGCGCAGGGGATTGACTACAAGACCAAACCACCGTTGCAATTGCCCACCGGCGCCAAGGCCAACATGCTGGACACGCTGCCTGGCGGCCTGTCCTTCGTAGATATGGCGGGGCCATCCCAAGGTATCCGCACGGCGTTCGAGGTCAATCTTGACCTGTCCCATTTGCTCAACGATATCCAGGACGTGCGCGAGCGCATTAGTTCATGCTTCTACGCCGACCTGTTCCTGATGATGAGCAACGACACGCGCAGCGGCATTACCGCAACGGAAGTCGCGGAGCGGCATGAGGAAAAGCTGCTGATGCTCGGCCCTGTGCTCGAGCGCCTGCACAACGAGCTGCTGGACCCGCTGATCGAAATGACCTTCGACCGGATGATTACGGCCGGCGTCGTGCCCCCTGCCCCTGAGGAGCTGAAGGGACGCGAGCTCAACGTCGAATTCGTGTCCATGCTGGCGCAGGCGCAACGCGCGGTGGCTACCAACAGCGTTGACCGTTATGTGGCCAATCTCGGCACCGTTGCGCAGTTCAAGCCGGACGTGCTGGACAAGTTCAACGCAGACGAGTGGGCCGACCAATACGCGGATATGTTGGGCGTCGACCCGAAGCTCATTGTCCCGGGCGAGCAGGTTGCCATCATTCGCCAGCAGCGCGCGGAGCAGCAGGCCGCAGCGCAACAGGCCGCTGCTATGCAGCAGGGCGCGGACACAGCCAAGGCCTTGAGCCAAGCCAACACCGATGGGGCCAACGCCCTGACCGATATCACCCAAATGTTCAGCGGCTACACAACGCCAGGAGCCTGACATGATTGACATGCAACGCAAGCCAGAACCGAAGCCGCAGGCAGGCACTATGTTGTGCGGCTGCGGGCCTGAGGAAAAACCGCTGTATCCAGAAGACTTGTGCATCGAACTTGAGAACGAAGAACTTGAGAAACTCGGGATTAGTCCTACGAGCCTCCCCGCCGTGGGTACCGTGATGCAGCTCGTCTCTATGGTGCGTGTCAAGGAAGTGTGTAGCGAACCCATGCAAGACGGTAGTGTGTCGTCATGCGTTGAATTGCAAATTGAGCAGATGGAGCTGAACATGGGTCCGGCGCCGTCTATCGCCGAACGGATGTACGGACACAACAGATAGGAGATCCCGCAATGCCTTTTATGAAGCCCAACCAGCCATGGCTGTACGACGATATCACCGGCGACATGATCGGGGTTAAAGACCCTGACGGCGGTGAGCGGTTTTTCGATGCACAAAGATATTCTATAGGCGCCATAGGCGCTTTGCCCCCCGCGGGCACCAGCATAGTCGCGGGGGGACGTTTGTGCATGTCTTCAGGGAACAGGCTAGGTATGGTGGAACTCCAGCCTCGACGGGGAACGACGCCACTTCGATTAATGGCATCCCTTGGAGCGGCAGGGACGGGGACACTTACCGCAGCTTTGGGCGGCTATCGCACGTGCGACCAACAGATCCCCGCCCCTGGTGCTTTCAAGGGCGTTAGACTTGTGTACGCGAATTACGATACGGCAGCAACTATGCCTATAGCGAAAGCGAAAGTCGCATCCGCCGCAAAGCACCTGACGGCAACGGGGTCCCAGATGACGTGGCAAGACATAACGTTCAACGGTGCGCTATCGGCGAGCGTTCCAGCCGCGACACCCGGTGCGGCGCAACAGGCTCCGGGCCTTTTGGTTTCCGACATGATCCCCCTGCAGGCTATCCCCAGAACGGATGGAGGGTCCCGGGGGTTAATTCGCGTGCGAACACTTATCGATGGGGTCTCTGTAGCAAAAACGGTAACGGTACTCACTGTGAGCGGAACGCAATCCGCTGCGTTTAACGCCGCGTCCTGGAATAACGGGTATCAATTCGGGTCGTATTCTCCGGCGGTAGATGCGGTTACCAACCCCGCAGATTCTAATAGTCTTACCGAAACAGGGGGCCCAATAATGTGCATAGGGGCCGTTTTCGTTACGGACGACCAGATAGACACCATTGCGTGCTTCGGGGATTCTCTTGTAGCGGGGGCCACCACGACTAACAATACCGCAGGATGGCCCACCAGATTGACGATGCTTGACGCGGGGTTAAGCGGAATAAATTTTGGGTCATCTGGCCAAAAAACCAAAGACACGCTAGGCACGTTCAGGAGTTATTTGGCCGGAATGCCAAAGCCCATGTACGCGGCGTTTCGCATGTGGTCCCCCAATGACGGGTACACCAGCCAGCAAGCGTTCGATGACGCATGGGCCTACGGCATGGAAATGTTAGAGCTGTGCCGTAACAACGATATAATCCCTGTTGTTTTAACATCGGGTCCGGTAAACGGTTATAACGCGTCGCAAAACACCTTTAGGTTAAACCAGAACGCAAAGACATTGGAGCTTAGGAAATATGGCGTTATCGTAGTCGATGCGGCGAGCGTTGTAACACAACCCGGAACTGATAACACGATAAACCCCCTGTTTGATGGTGGGGATAACCTCCACTACAACGATTTAGGGCATGAGGCTATTGCGCGCAAAGTGCTGCAGGAAATAGCGATAGGATAGTGAAGTCGTTTTCAGGAAAGAGGAACGCCTAATGCCCAGCATGAAGCCAAACCAGCCTTGGCTGTACGATGAATCGAGCGGGGATATCGTCGGGGTCAAAGACCCCGACGGCAGCGAGCGATTTTTCCTGTCTCGGCGCAAAACCGAAGTGGCGTGGGTTAATTTGTCCACGCCTATCGTGCTCGCTGCGGATACGGACTACAACATGGTAACGCTGTTTAAGGCGATCACCGACGCCCCACAGCGTGGTACCTTGGCCCCCTTCTTTAACACAACTACCAACAAGATGAACGTTTATAACGAAGGCGCGACATTAACGTTCAAGCTGAATCTGGAAGGCACATGGGTTGGCGGGGGTGCCAACAGTTCTATGGAAATCCGTTTCCTCGGCACGATTGGGAATGATATCTTCGCGGTGCGGGTAGCCGGGCAAACGACGGATACCGTATCGTTGCCCACGTTCTTCTCCATCGATACAGATGATTACATCGCGCTCAACGGCACCACGCCTATCCTTCGTGCCAACAGCCGGGGCTTCACCATCAACTCCATACTGCTCATCGCAGAACAAAACACACACCTCAGCGCTATCTCTGCGAAGTAAACACCCCGAAGTGCACACAACAGGGCCGCCGTGCCCTATTGTGCTTTCATGAACGCATACGATCCGACCGATACCCGCAACCTAGATCGCGCCCACGCCGAGCGGCAGGCGCGTGAAAGACTGCAAGCAGATACCGAGGTCTCCGACATTAAGTGGTTGATGAAGGGGCCGAGGGGGCGCCGCCACATCTGGCGCCAGCTTGAGCTAGCGGGGGTATTCCGCTCGTCATTCAACACCAACGCGATGACGATGGCATTTTCGGAAGGGCAAAGAAACATAGGGCTTCGGCTGCTCGGCATGGTGCATGAGCACTGCCCGGAGCTCTACAACATCATGGTTGAGGAAAACACCCATGGAAAACACGCTGATGACGGAACAGGCCGCAACACCAACTGAAGGCCAGCCCGCAACGCAGAGCACTGGTCCGCAGACTGCCCCCGTGCAGACTCCTGCAGAACAGGGCCAACAGCAACCCGCAGCAGATCAGGCACCTGCCGCCCAGCCGGATACCCAAGCCGCACCGGCCGAAGGGGAACAGGGCGAAGCCAAGCAGGCGGAAGGCAAACCGCAAGGCGCGCCGGAGAAGTACGAATTCGCAACTCCTGACGGAATGCAGTTTGACGACGCGGTCGTCGGCGCGTTCAGCGAAGTGGCCAAGGATTTGAACCTGAGCCAAGAGGCCGCGCAAAAGATCCTCGATAAAGTGGGGCCGGTAATGGCCGCCCAACAAAACGAGGCCTTACAAGCCGCCAGTGCCGAATGGGCCGAAGCGTCGAAGACCGATAAAGAATTCGGCGGCGACAAGCTCAACGAGAATTTGGCGGTAGCCAAAAAGGCTATGGATCAGTTTGCGTCGCCCGAATTGCGCGCGCTGCTCAATGAGTCTGCCCTTGGGAACAATCCGGAGGTTATCCGCATGTTCTACAGGGTGGGCAAGGCAATCAGTGAAGATGGCTTTGTCGTCGGCGGAAATGCGAAGAATGCTGAGCTCTCCGCTGCGCAACGCATGTACCCAGGTATGAACCCGTAAGGAGTGTAAAACATGGCAACTTTGTCCACCGGTCAATTGACCCTTGCGGACTGGTCCAAGCGCATCGGCCCAGACGGCAAGATCGACCCCATCGCGGAGCTGCTGTCGCAGACCAACGAGATCCTTGAGGACGTTGTTTTCAAGGAAGCGAACCAGCCCACCAGCCACGTCGTCGCCGTGCGCACCGGTTTGCCCGCCGTCTACTGGCGCGCGTACAACCAGGGCGTGCCGTCCAGCAAGTCCACCACGGCCCAAGTCACCGAGCCTTGCGCGATGCTGGAAGCCCGCTCCCATATCGACGCCAAGCTGCTGGAACTCAACGGTAACTCGGCCCAGTTCCGTCTGTCCGAAGAATCCGCCTTTATCGAAGCGATGAACCAGGAAATGACCGGCAAGCTGTTTAACGGCAACGTCGGCGCAGACCTGAAAACTTTCTCCGGCCTGGCTACCCGTTACAGCTCCACCACGGCGGGCAACGGCAGCAACGTGATCCTGGCGGGCGGCACCGGCTCCGATAACGCGTCCATCTATTTGGTCGTGTGGGGTGAGCAAACCGTGTTCTGCCCATTCCCGAAAGGCTCCCGCGCCGGTCTGCGCTCCCGCGACTTGGGCGAAGAATCCGTACAGGATGCCAGCGGCAACTGGTACCAGGCTGCGCGCTCCCTGTTCCAGTGGGATACGGGCCTCGTAGTCAAAGACTGGCGCTACGTCGTGCGCATCGCGAATATCGACGTGTCTGACTGGGTTGGCGTAACCGGCACGCAGGCTACCACCGCCGCCACCAACGTCATCAAGTTGATGATGCGCGCCATCGCTCGCATCCCGAACTTCTCCATGGGTCGCGCTGCGTTCTACTGCAACCGCTCCATTCAGGAAGGCCTGATGATCCAGGCGCTGGAAAAGAGCCAGAACGCGCTGTCAGTGCAAGAAGCGCTGTCGCAATTCGGTCAGAAGATGAACCAACTGACCTTCATGGGCATCCCTGTGCGTGGCGTTGACCAGCTCGGTATTGCCGAAACCCTGGTATCCTAAGGAGGATTAGCCATGTTGCTTGACGCTTTGCTGCAACTGTCGAATGCTCAGGCGGTGACTACCACCGCCGTTTCGACCAACACCATTGATCTGTCGCAGAATCGCGACCTGGGTCCGGGCGAAAACCTGCACGCGGTCATTGACGTGGACACCACGGCAACCGCTGCCGGCGCTGCCACTGTGACGTTCCAGATCATCAGCTCCGCTTCGGCTGCGCTGACGAGTCCGACCGTGCTGTCGCAGACCGATGCGATCCCGATTGCGAACCTGACCGCGGGGCGCAAACCGATTGTTATCGACCTGAGCCCCGCGGTACTGAATGCGCAGCCTATCGGCCAGCGTTATCTGGGCCTGCAATACACCATCGGCACCGGGCCATTAACCGCCGGCGCGTTTACCGCGTACCTCAGCAACTCCGAGGCCACGGTTAACGCGAACTACCCATCAGGGTTCACCGTCTACTAAGGAGCGATAGATGCCACGTTATATTGCGCTGCGTGACACCTGGCTGTCCCACGAGTGCCGGCTGGTCAAGGAAGGCCACGAGTTTACCACCGAGTTCCCTGAGGGGATGAAACTCAGCGGCAATCTGCAGCTGGTGGAAGACGAAAAGCCGGCGGCCAAGGGTAAGAAGGGCCCAGCGCCCGACGACTTGGTGTAAAGGGTCCGCCCTGCACCGCGAGAGAATCACAGGGGGCCTTGCGCCCCCTTTGTTTTAAAGGGGATCTGCAATGGCTTCTGATATTGATTTGTGCAACATCGCGCTGTCGCATCTGGGCGACGTCGCTACCGTGGCTAGTATTGACCCGCCCGAAGGCTCCGCGCAGGCCGAGCACTGCGCCCGCTTCTATCCGCTAGCCCGCGATACGCTACTCGAGGCGCACCCTTGGTCCTTCGCCACCCGGCGCATATTATTGGCCGAGCTGTCCAACCCTTGGCCGCAATGGGCGCACGCCTACGCACGGCCGGCGGATTGCCTGAAGGTATTGGCGGTGATGCCAAAGGACTCCATGGACGACTACCAGACCGCAGCGCGTTATCCGTACCCGGCGGAGCAGTTGTCCCCCGGCGCGTTGTATTCGGCAGATGTGCCGCAGCCATATACGTGTGAAGTAAACGGTGATGGCGCTGCGGTGATCTACAGCAATCAAGAGGATGCCATGCTGCGCTATATCGCCCTGGTAACCGACACTACCCGGTATTCATACGCGTTCAACATGGCGCTTACGTGGTCGCTAGCCAGCATGCTGGCGGGGCCTATCATCAAGGGCGACGTCGGGCGCGCGGAAGCGCAGCGCTGTGCGCAGTTCGCCCAGCAGTGGTTGCTCAAGGCGATGGCGCTGGATGCGCAGCAACAACAGATTGATTTGACGCATAGCGTCGGCTGGATTGCGGGGCGTTAACCATGGCTAATACCAGAATTTTAAACAGGTCATTCGCCGGGGGCGAGATATCGCCAGAAATGTTTGGCCGCATCGATGATGTGAAATTCGCCACTGGCGTCGCGCTGATGCGCAATTTCATCGCGCTACCCCATGGCCCTGCTGCCAACCGCCCCGGATTCCAGTTTGTGCGCGAGGTTAAGGACTCCACCAAGAAGGTGCGCTTGATTCCTTTCACGTTTAGCGCGTCGCAAACCTTCATCATCGAAATGGGCCCCGGTTATTTCCGGTTTCACACCCAGGGCGGAACTGTGATGAATGGGGCTGTGCCTTATGAAGTGGCGACGCCATACTTTGAAGCAGATCTTTTCGATATCCATTATGTGCAATCGGCGGATGTTGTCACGTTGGTACATCCCAACTATCCGCCAAAAGAACTGCGGCGATTGGGGGCTACCAATTGGACCTTGGTAGATATCAGCTTTGCCGCGACCATATCCCCGCCTGATAGCGTCGGCGTGGCGGCGGCCAACGTCCCTAGCGGCAGTCTCTACGATTATTCGTACGTAGTCACCACGGTAGTGGATAACCCGCCGCAGGAATCGGTTAAGTCCACCACGGTAAGTATCCAGAACAATCTGTTTACCACAGGAGCCATTAACCGAGTTACATGGGACGCCGTAGCTGGCGCTTCGCGGTATAACGTTTATAAGTATAGCGGGGGGTTATTTGGGTATATCGGGCAGACAGATACCCTGCAGTTTGTCGACGATAATATCGCGGCGGACGTAAGCAAAACTCCGCCGATTTACGACACGACGCTCGGGTCTGCGTCCAACTATCCGGCGGCGGTGAGCTATTTCGAGCAGCGCCGTTGTTTTGGGGGCACGATAAATCGGCCGCAAAATCTGTGGATGACGAAATCAGGCACCGAAAGCGATCTGTCATATTCTCTGCCGACGCAGGCCGACGACCGCATATCCGTGCGCGTTGCCTCTCGCGAAGTCAACACCATCCGGCACTTGGTACCGCTTGGCAGCTTGATCGCGCTCACCGAGTCCGCAGAATGGCGGGTTACGTCCGGCAATGCGGATGCCATTACCCCGACCAGCATCAGCGTGCGGCCTCAGTCATACATCGGGGCAAACAATGCGCAACCGCTGCTGGTGAATAACAATATTCTGTATGCCGCAGCGCGCGGGGGCCACGTCCGAGAAATGGCATATAACGACAGCGCTGGCGGGTACATAACCGGGGATTTGTCGCTGCGGTCACCACATCTGTTTGACAACCTCAACATCACCGATATGGCCTACGCCAAGGCGCCGCAACCGGTGTGCTGGTTCACGTCCACCAGCGGCAAGTTACTTGGGTTTACCTACGTGCCAGAGCAGCAGGTCGGAGCGTGGCACCAGCACGACACGTTTAGCGGCGTGTTTGAATCATGCGCCGTGGTTGCGGAGGGCAACGAGGATGTGCTTTATGTTTTAGTGCGGCGCAACCTAGGGGGCCAAACAAAGCGCTACGTAGAGCGCATGGCTTCCCGCCAATTCCTGAACCAGAGCAACGCATTTTTTGTAGATAGCGGCTTGACGTATTCCGGCGCTCCTGTTTCCACCATATCGGGGCTGGGGCACTTGGAAGGGCAGATCCTGAATATCCTTGCTGACGGCGCAGTGCACCCGCCGCGTCAGGTTGTAGGCGGTAGTATCACGCTAGACGAGCCCGCCGGTATCGTCCATGCGGGACTACCCATTGTGGCGGATATTGAAACGCTGCCGGTAGCCGCAGGCGTCGATAGCGGGTACGCGCAGGGCCGCGCGAAGAATGTCAACAAGGTGTGGCTGCGCGTATATCGCAGTTCAGGGATTTTTGTCGGGCCTTCAGTAGACCACTTGACCGAGGCCAAGCAGCGCACGATAGAGGACTATGGCCGGCCGCCGGCGCTCAAGAGCGATGAGCTCGAGATAATGCTAACTCCGACATGGGGCCAGAGCGGACAGGTATTCGTGCGACAGGCGGATCCATTACCCCTCACGCTGGTATCGATGACCATGGAAGTCGCGCTAGGCGCATAAAAAGAAGGCCCCGAGTAGGGGCCTAAACGTTGGGGCAACACTGAGCAAAGTAACGCGGGAATAAGTCGTGGCGAAGCTGAATCTATTCGGAATAGGCCCACTCAGCTAGGCCCTTGCAGCACCACCGCTCAAAAGCGGCTATGATTCCTTATTAACCACAACTGCGGATTGCTTTCGGCGGGGGTACTACGCGCCAAACGATTGCATCTCTCCGGCTAGGTTCGCGACCCTACACCGTACCCCTGCTCTCGCTTCTTACTGACCGTTTGCCCGTTGCGCTACGGCGAATCAGTGGCTGTACGCCCCCCGAAAGCAATCCCAGTTGTGTGCTCCTTGTTTCGCTAGGAGCAACAGCGCCACATCTATCTTTTTTGAGTTGTGTTGAAGTGCGGGCCGAACTTTCACAACTGTGGATTGCACTGCCTCTTTGCGCTATTGCGTAGCCTCTAGCGATTATAGCCGGCCGCAACATATGCGACAGCCATATCCATTCGAAGTTGTACCAATGCAATCCCAGTTGTGCTATCAGCCACGCTTCCCAGCGTTGCCAATAACTGGCCGTCTGTTCCGGCTGCCAAGATAAGATCACCTCCTATCTGCCCTTGTCGGGGGAATTTGTTGTGGCGGCCGGAGCTGATCCCGGTATACGTGTTTCACTCTTCTTCCGGCGATTCGCCGTGTAGACCAGAAGTGTGCGACGATGGACTGGTCGCCATTGCGCATCAGCCTGCGCGTTCACCACAAGGCAAACTGTAGCGGAGTCATTTCGCGATTGCAATATTATTTTTTATCTTTTCGCTTTTTCTCTCGGCGCGCCACGTCGAGCGCGATGGCGATGGCCTGCTTGCTGGGGTAGCCTTCCTTTTCGAGTTTGGCGATATTATGGCCGACGTTTTTCTTTCCTTTGGCTAATGGCATGGTGTGGTCCTCTGTTGATGCACACCACAGCCTATACACACTTTATCCTGTTTGAGTGCACACAAGAGGATCAACCCATGGCCGCCTATCTCCCTATGGCGTCGCTGGGTATGCAAGCCACAGGCGCCGCCATGGGCACTGTCGGCAGCTACTACAGCGCAAAAACACAGCAACAGAATCTCAAAACACAAGCCGCTATCGCCGACACCAACGCGCAGATCGCCGAGCTTGGCGCCCAGTCTGCCCTGGCGCAAGGCGCCAAGGAAGAACAGCGTAGCCGGCTACAGACCACAGCGCTTAAGAAATCGCAGCGGGTCGCCCTGGCCGCCAACGGCGTCGACCTCGGCGTCGGCAGCGCAGCCGAGCTCCTGACGTCGACGGACTTGATGGGTGATATCGACGCCAATACCATCAGGGCCAACGCCATGCGCAGCGCATGGGGATACCGCACTCAGGCCACTAACTACCAGAACCAAGCCGCGATGAACCGCGCCACAGCCGGCGCGATCAGTCCGGTGGGTGGTGCCGTGGGCACCTTGTTGGGCAGCGCCGGGTCTGTGGCCCAAAACTGGTACCAGTTCAATCAGGCGGGCGCCCAAGGCTTTGGCCAGAAGGCAACGCAGGCACCAACAGGATCATGGTGGTGATTTATGCCTAGAGTTCCAACCTATGACAATTTCCAAGCCACGCCGTCAACACTGCCGCAGGTGCAGGTTAGTGCGCCCTCCGCGCCTGACGTAGCGGGGCAACAGCTGCAGCAACTGGGCCAGGGACTGCAGCAAGCCGGCGGCTCGATGGGCCGCATCGCGCTGGACATGCAGCAACAGGCCAATCAGCTGCGGGTGGACGACGCGATCAACCAAGCCAAAGAGGCCTCGATGCGCCTTGCCTACGACAAGGACGCCGGTTTCTCTAATGTCAGGGGTTTCAATGCGCTGCAGCGCGAAAGCGGCAAGCCCCTGGCGGAGGAATACACGGATAACCTGCGAGAGCAGATGCGCAACATCGCCGGCACGTTGGGCAATGATGCGCAGCGCGAAGCCTTCCGGGCACGGACACAGGACCTGGTGGGGAACTTCTGGGCGCAGGCCACCAAGCATGAAGCCGACCAGTTTCAGGAATATGCCCTCAGCGTGCGTGAAGGGACGATCGCCAATCAGGTGCGGGAGATTGGGCTCCGGTACAACGACCCGAACGCGGTGGACGCTTCGATCCAGTCCATCCAGGCGGCGGCATACGACCAGGCGCGGCTGCTAGGCAAGTCCGCCGAATGGGCTGAGGCCCAAGCGATGAAGGCCACCAGCGGCGCCCACACCACAGCCATTATGGCGGCGTTACAAGACGGCAACCCAATGTATGCGCAGGCCTACCTAAACAAGTATGCCAGCCAGATGGATGCCAACGATATCCTGCGCGTGCGCGGTGTGGTTACCGAGCAGACCGACGCCAAGGCCGCAAACCTCGTGGCCACCGGCGTGATCAATCAGGCCGCGCCGCGCTACGTGACGAGCGATGCGGACCGGGCCTTTAACATCGCGCTTGGCACCGAATCCGGGTACCGACACTTCGATAGCAGCGGGCAACCACTTACCAGTGCCAAGGGTGCCGTAGGCATCGCGCAGGTTATGCCTGCAACGGCACCTGAAGCCGCCGGCATGGCGGGTTTGCCTTGGGACGAGGAACGGTACAAAACAGATCCGGCGTACAACGAAGCGTTGGGGCGTGCCTACTTCCAGAAGCAGTTGCAGTCATTTGGCGGCAATCTGCCCCAAGCCTATGCGGCCTATAACGCCGGCCCGAAGGCGACGCAGGATGCCATTACCAAAGCCGAAAAAGAGGGGGGCGTGTGGCTGGCCTATCTGCCGAAGGAGACGCAGGACTATGTAGCCAAGAACATGGCGGCGTATAACGCTGGGGGAGGCCAATATGAAAAGCCGTCACTCAGCCAGATCCTGAAGCAAGTTGAAACGGTAGTGGGCACCGACAATCCGCAGCGCCTCAAATTGGCGAAAGAGGAAGCGACCCGGCAATTCGAAGTCCTGACCAAGGAAGTAAAACAGCGCGACGATGAAGCCGTGGCGGAAGCCATGCGGGTATTGACCACCAACGGCGGGCGCTTTAGCGAGTTGCCGCCGGCTATCCGCGCAGCGTTGCCCCCTGACAAGGTAAGCGCAGTAATGTCCTTCGGCCAGCGCATCGCAAAGGGCGATGACCTGACCAGCCCAGCGCTGTATCAGAAGCTGGCCAGCGAGCAGAACTATCTCAAGGGACTGAGCGACGCCGAGTTCTACCAGCTGCGGAGCCAGCTGAGCGAGGCCGATTTCAAGAAATTTGCGGACGAGCGGGCCAGTTTGCTGAGCGGCAAAGTCACTTCCACTGCGGAGGACGTTAACGGCACGGCGATCAATACTGTGCTCAATGATCGGCTACGCACGATGGACATGGACCCAACACCGAAGGACGGCAGTGCGGACGCGGCGCGCATCGGGGTAATGCGCAAATTTGTGCGGGAATCTGTGCTCAACGCCCAACAGGCCCTGGGTCGTAAGATGAACGACGCAGAGGTCGAAAAGCACATTGACGGCTTGTTTGCCAAGTCCGTGAACCTGCAGGGCTGGTTTAGCTCCAGCAACGTCCGTATGCTGGGTATGAGCGCGGGGGATATCCCCGGTGATATCAAGGACAAACTGCGCGCGGACTTCAAAGCCCTGGGGATTGACTCCCCGACCGATGCCGATTTGCTCGGCGCATACTGGCAAGTGAGTGCACTTAAATGAAAGTAGAAAATACCGACGACACCCAGAACATCGACACCCGTTCCGCTGTGCAAGCGTACCTTGGGCAACAGGCAGATCCGGCGCAGACTGCGCAGCAGACGTATGCTATGAGCCTGGGCGCAAACCCAGATTATGAAGCGGAGCTGCGCCGCGTTGCGGCTAAAACCGGGGTGCCGGTTGATTCCGCGCGAGCGTACCCCGAAGAGGTGAAACGCAACGCGGAGCTGCAGTCGGTAGATTTTAAAGCAATGCAGACCAAGTTCCCAACCACGGTCAATTTCATCGCGGATAAGCAAAACGCGCAGGTGGCCCACGACGACTTGGACGGACTGCAGCGCGTCGAGGACACGCTAAAACCCGCCGATCGGACTTTCTTCGAGGGTATTTGGCAGCCTATCGCCAGCGGCTGGAATAACACTGTGGCGGGGTTCGGTATGGTGATGGGCGACGCCCTGATGCCGTCCGGGTTGGAAGCTAAACGCAAATTAGCCGCCGAGCAGGGCGGCGTCGATTACACCCCGAGCGTTGAGCGCGCAGTCAAACAGGCGCAGCTTGAACGCACAGCGCAGAAGTATAGCGCTCCGGCAGACATCCAGAACGCGATGCAGGAGATCGGGGGCGCGCAGACAATGGGCTACGCCCTTGAGGCTGCGTTATCTAATCCTCGCGCCACGCTTGAGATCGCGCTGCAGTCCCTTGGTGCCAGTGCGCCAGCGCTATTGGCAGCGGCTGGCGGCTCAACGCTGGGGCCTCTGGGCACCGCGGCCGGTGCCGGCGTGGGTAGTTTCTCTGTGGAATACGCGAGCACCGTGCGTGACGTTATGCAGGGCGCTGGGCTAAACATGACGGACCCGGTCGAACTGGCGTCAGGAATGAACGACGCCGAGCTGATGGGCAAAGCGCGGGAGAAAGCCGTCAAGCGCGGTGTTCAGGTGGCTATCTTCGATGCCATTACCGCAGGCCTTGCCGGCCGGTTGTTAGCCGGGGCCGCTCCCACTGCCCTAAGTCGCATCGGCCGTGGTGCGGGGGAATTGGCGATCCAGGCGGGGGGCGGCGCAGCGGGCGAAGCCACCGCGCAAGCCGTTACCGGCGAATACAAGCCGGGTGATATCCTGATGGAAGCCCTGGCCGAATTACCCAGCGCGCTGGTGGAAGCGCCCAGCAACTATCGCCACATGGCGGCCAAGGCCCGCGCGGCCGAAGTGCAATCCGCGCAGCTTGAGCAGATCACCAAGACTGCCCAAGCCAGCAAGCTGGCCCAGCGTGACGCCGATACCTTCGAGAAATTTGTGGCGGCTGCCAAGGAAGATGGCCCGGTGCAGGACGTTTATATTGATGCCCAGGCGCTGATGCAATCTGGCGTAGCCGAGCAAGTAGCCGCCGCATCGCCGGCAGTCGCGGACCAGTTGCCCGCAGCGGCAGCGACCGGCGGCGCTATCCGCATTCCCGTTGAGGAATACGCCGCGCGCATCGCCCCGACTGAGCTTAGCCAATCGCTGATTGACCATCTGCGCACTGAGCCTGAGGGCTTTAGCCGGGCCGAAGCGCAGCAATTCATGCAGACGCAGCAGGAGCAGCTGCAGGCGGAGATCGAGAAGGCCGCCGCCGTGCAGGAAAGCGATGCGACATTTAAGGCCGAACGCGATGCCATCGCGGCCCAGGTGCGCGATCAGCTCAACGCCGTGGGCCGCTTTTCCCCCGAGGTCCACGACGCATACGCCACGCTGATCGGCAACTTCTTCGCGGTGCAAGGCGCCAAGCTGGGAGTTTCCCCGCAGGAGCTTTTTAACCGCACCGGCTTTAGTGTGGCCGGGTCAATGGCCGAGGGGCCACAGCTTGAAGCGACACAAGGCCAACCGTTGCAACAGGCAGAGACCCTGCGCGCGGTCACCAAGGGGCTGAAAGATTCGGGAGTAAGTGTCGCCGCTACTGAGCGCAACGGGGCAATCAACCTTGCCAAGATCGTGGTGCCGGAAGCGGAGCGGGGCGCAGGTAGGGGCACAGCGGCGATGCAAGCCCTGCTTGATTACGCAGACCGCACAGGCCAGCGCATTGAGCTGACACCGTCCGCTGACTTCGGTGGCAACAAGAAACGGCTGGTTGATTTCTACAAACGTTTCGGCTTCGTCGAGAACAAAGGCGCCGCGAAGGATTTCACAATTTCCGAGGCGATGTATCGCCCCGCGCAACAGGCGAAAGCTCTTGAGCAAAAAGCGCGGGGCACGTTCAGTCCAGAGACCAACACCATCACGCTGTTGAAAAGTGCGGACCTGTCGACCTTCCTGCATGAGTCTGGCCACTTTTTCCTTGAGCAGCAATTCGCGCTTAGCAATCAACTAACGGGGGAATTGACCCCCACGCAGCAAGAGCTGGCGAAGGATACGCAGGCGCTGCTGGATTGGTTCGGGGTAAAAGACTTAGATTCCTGGTACGCGATGGACTTCGAAGAACAGCGCGGATACCACGAGAAATTCGCGCAGGGCTTTGAAAAATATATCTTCGAGGGTAAGGCGCCGAGCATTGAATTGCAGCCGTTATTCCAGCGTTTTGCGGCTTGGCTGAAATCCATCTACCGTGATCTGATGCGCCTGAAGGTGGAATTGACGCCCGAAGTGCGCGGCGTGTTTGATCGCATGCTGGCGACCAACGAGCAAATCGCCCTGGCCGAGCAAGCGCGTAGCATGATGCCGCTATTCGAGACCCCCGAAAAGGCGGGCATGACTCCGGAGGAATTCGCGGCTTACCAAGCGCAGGACGTTGAGGCCAGCGCCGACGCCATCCAGGATATGCAGGCCAGAGGCTTGCGGGATATGCAGTACATCCATAATGCGCGGGGCCGGGAGATCAAGCGCCTGCAGAAAGAAGCCCAGGCCGCGCGCACCGAGGTCCGCATGGAAGTCGCCAAGCAGGTGATGGTCGAGCCTGTTTACCAGGCGTGGCAATTCCTGACGGGCAAGCCTGCGCAAGACGATGCCGAGTCGATCATGAACTACGGCAAACTGGATCTTGAAACACTGCGCGATGGCGCACAACCCGATGTTTTCGAGAAGCTGAAAGCCCGCCGCATGACCCGCAAAGAAGGCTTGCACCCGGACGTGGTAGCCGAGAAATTCGGCTTTGCTTCGGGGGATGAGCTCACGCGAGCGCTGGCGGAAACGTCAAGCCCGAGTGAAGAGATCGAGGGGATTACCGACCGCGTAATGCTGGAGCGCTACGGCGAACTGGCTACGCCGGAGGCTATCGAGAAGGCGGCCGACAAGGCGATCCACAATACCGTGCGCGGGCGCATGCTAGCCACTGAGGCCAACGCCCTGGCCCGTATGACGGGGCAGCGCAAAGTGCTGCGGAGCGCGGCCAAGGAGCTGGCAGGGAAACTCGTTGGCCGATTGAAGATCGCAGACCTGCGCCCCCAGCTCTACGTCACTGCCGAGGGTAAAGCCGGACGGGCAGCCGATGCGGCATTCCGCAAGGGCGATACCCAGCAGGCCGCCGCTGAGAAGCGCAACCAGTTGGTGAATCACGAGCTGGCGCGCACCGCCTACGACGCGCAGGACGAGGTAGTCAAGATCGACCGCTTCTTTAAGCGCATCGTGACGACGCCGGACGACAAGCTGAAAAGCCGCGATATGGATGTGGTCAACGCGGCACGCGCAGTGCTGGCATCCTTCGGCTACGGCGCCAAGGCGAAGAACGCCGCCGAGTATCTGAGCAAGGTTCAAGAGTACGATCCAGCGATGTACGAAGTGCTAGCGGCTAGCGTAGTTGCCGCGCAGGAAATTGCGCAGGGCGACGTCAAGCAGTTGACTGTCGATCAGCTCCGCGCGCTAAACGATGAAGTTTCCAGCCTGTGGTATCTGTCCAAGCGCGTGCGCCAAATGGAAATCGACGGCGACCTGATGGATCGGGAAGATGTGGCCGAACAGCTGCAAAATCGCCTTGCGGAAATCGGGCTGCCGTCGTCCATGCCGGGAGATGTGAGCGCCGTAACCCCCGACGAAGAGCGCTCCATGCGTATCGCTTCGGTAAAGGCGGTAATGCGCCGGGTCGAGTCGTGGGTCGATATGCTGGACGGCAGCAACAAGCTGGGCGTGTTCCGTCGGTATCTGTGGACGCCGATCAAGGAAGCCGCCGACCGGTACCGCGCCGACCGGGTTACCTATCTGCGCCAATTCCGCGATACCTTTAGCGATATTGCGCCGACCATGAAGCGCGGGCAGATTGTAGCGCCGGAGCTCAATTACACCTTCGGTAAGGACTCCGGCGGGGTCGCCATGAGTGAAATTCTGCATGCCATCCTGCATACGGGTAACGCCTCTAATAAGCGTAAGCTGTTGCTCGGCAGAGAACACCCCTGGGGGGATGAACGCCCCGACGGCACCCTAGACACGTCGCGCTGGGACGCCTTTATCAATCGGATGGTAGCCGAGGGCAAGCTGACCAAGGAACATTTCGACTTCGCGCAGCGCGTGTGGGACTTGCTCGAAAAGACCAAGCCCCTTGCGCAGAAGGCCCACCGCGACGCCTACGGCAAATATTTTGACGAGGTTACTGCCGAGTCGTTTACCGATCCGTTCGGTATCGTGCGCCGTGGCGGGTACGTCCCCGCCCAAGTGGACAGCCGTATCGTAAAAGACAACGAGCTTAAAAAGCTGATCGAAGAGGGTAAGGAGGGCATGGCCTACGCGTTCCCGGGCACGGCCAAGGGGTTCACCAAATCGCGTACCGAATACAACCGGCCGTTGCTGCTGGATCTGCGTACCTTGCCCCAGCATATCGACAAGGTGCTGTTGTTCAGCCACATGGAGTTGCCGAGCCGAGACGCGGCGAAACTGCTCTACACCAAGGGGCTGAGCTCGTCGCTCAACAAATTTGACTCGGCGGCGATCACCGGCATGCTGATGCCGTGGCTTAACCGATCAGCGCGCCAGCAAGTGACAACCCCCGTCGCCGGGGCCGGTTGGATGATGCGCATGCTCAACACCCTGCGCAATCGCACCAGCATGGCCACCATGTTTGCCAATATCAGCAACACCGCGCAGCAGATCACCGGCTTCTCCCTGGCTGCGCTGAAGGTACGCCCATCTAGCCTTGCGGCGGCCACGGCAGACTATTTGCGCGCGCCGAAGCGCACAGCCGAGGAAGTGGCCGAGCTATCGGTGTTCATGCGCAACCGCATGAGCAACGAAGTGGACGCGATGATGGGCGAGATCCAGGGCATTTTGCTCGATCCCAACGCCTTTGAGAAAGCGCAGGAGTGGGCCAAACGTCACACGTATTTCATGCAATCGGCTTTCGATAATGTGATGGGCCCGATTATCTGGCGTGCCGCGTATAGTGAAGCCCTCGAGCAGAACTTTGATACTAAAGATGCAGTGCGCATCGCAGACGCCGCAATCCGGCAGACCCAGGGCAGTACCATGCCGGAAGACGTGAGCCGTATCGAAACCGGCCCGGCCTACGCCCGCCTATTCACACAGTTTGTGGGATACTTCAACATGCAGGCCAATCTTCTGGGCACCGAGTTCGCGAAGATGGCGCAGGAAATGGGCGTGCGCAAGGGCATGGGGCGCGGCCTCTACATCACGCTGCTTGGGTTCTATACTCCCGCCCTGGTGGCGGAGCTGGTAGCGCAAGCCTTCCGAGGGGGCCCCGGCGATGATGACAAGGACGGCGACTATCTGGATGACTGGCTGATGGCAACGCTGGTTTATGGCCCGATGCGCAACGCCACCGCGTTTGTCCCCTTCGCCGGGCAGGTAATCAACAGCGCAGTGGCCCGGTTCAATGGCAACCCGAACGACGACAAGATGAGCATGTCACCCGCCGTGTCGGCCATCGAGGCGGCTGCTGGGGTGTTCTACGATGCTTACAAGGTAGCTATCGGGGAAGGCAACGCGCAGCGGACAGTGAAGGATGTGGCCACGCTGATCTCCCTGACCACTGGGCTGCCGGCAAGTGTAGCCGCGCGCCCTATCAGCTATCTGGCCGGCGTAGAGCAGCGCACTATCCAGCCAACCAGCGCGCCGGACCTGGTTCGAGGTTTGGCTACCGGTGCCGCAAGTCCGGAGAGCAAAAACCGCTAGTACACTCAAACATGGGCTTTCGCGCTAGGCTGGCCGAAAGCCCCAAGGAGCCGATGACATGACCATATCCACAGAAGTACGAAAGGCGGGGCCGTTCATCGGGAACGGCTCCGCCTCCTCTTTTCCTTTCGCCTTTAAAGTGTTCAAGGCCGCTGACTTAATCGTGGTGCGTCGCCAGGACAACATCGGCGTCGAAACCACGTTGGTGTTGGACTCCGATTACCACGTCACGCTCAACGTGAATCAGGACACCACTCCGGGCGGTGTTGTCGCCCTGACCGGCGGGGCGCTGGCGGACGGGTTTACCTTAATCGTGTCGAGCGAATTACCCTATCTGCAAACCACCGACCTGACCAACCAGGGTGGGTTTTACCCCAAAGTAATCACCAACGCGCTCGACCGGCTGACTATATTTTGTCAGCAGCTGGCGGAAAATTTGGGGCGCACCCTCAAACTGCCGATCACGGCGCCGACCAATATCAGCACGGAAATACCGCTGCCCAATCCGTCGGAGCTGCTGGCGTGGAACGAAACAGGCACCGGGCTTACTACTGTCAGCCCCCAGTCGTTGGTGACCAGCATCGCCTACGGCACCGCGACCGCAGATCTGTTTGCGGGGGACGGCGTTACCACGACCTTCCCGCTGACCACTAACCCCGCCAGTGTGAATAACCTGGACGTAAGCATCGGGGGGTATAGCCAGCGCCCGGTGCAAGACGGCGTGGGGGATTACTCTTGGAACGGCGGCGCGTCGATCACTTTCGTAACGCCGCCCCCAGCCCCGTCTTCGCCGGGGGACAAGAATGTGCTCGTCCGCTACATGCAGGCCATTCCGGTATCGGATTCCGAAGCCCTGCACGCGCAGACCCGTGAGGCGTTGCGCAGAAGCTATGCGGAAGCGGGTTTTAATCTGGTTGATGGTAGTTTTGAAACGGGAGGAACGTTGGGGGCCGCAGCAGACGTGTTGCTGCAAGAGTCCACAGGCGTCGCCTACGGCTGGACTGGAGCGCTGCCCAAGGTAGTGGCGCCGGGTTTTGACCCCGTGGGCGTCGTGGGTTTCGAACTGCGCGCTGATGTTGTGTTACGTGAGGAGTTGGCTAGTGATAGCGGAGCTGCTCTTATTGGAGAGGCCGCTGGTGGCACTATGCAGGATACTATTAACGCCATTACTGGACGATATGCCTACTCCGGAAAATCAATTGTGGATTTGCTGTCAGAGTCTGAGCTGGTTAGGTTGTTATCTAACGACAACACATTAGATCTGACAGATAAAATCCAGTCAGTGATTGATGAGAAAAAGCCGTTTTATCTATTACCAAACGTGCGCCATTATTGTAACGGTTCCTTGCAGATGGAGTCAGGCGCAAAAATTATGGCGGCTGGTGCCGGGGTGAATCAACAGCCTGGTAATGCGTGGACTGTAGAGACTGCGATTGTTTTTAATCAGGCAA